TATGCGAGCCGACAGACGCTCCCATTAATTATGCTTGGGATCTGGGAGTGTCTGACGACACGTCTATATGGGCTTGGCAGGCACAGCCCTCCGGGCAGCTGCTAATCCTGTGGCATTACGCAGCGTCTGGAGTTGGCTTGGAGCATTATTGCGATGTGATCGAAGCCAACGAAAAGAAGATGGGATGGCAACATGGATCAGATTACGTCCCGCACGACGCGAAAGTTAAGGAATGGGGAACAGGCCGAACACGAGTTGAAACAATGTCTAGCCTCGGCCTCAAGCCAATACTTGTCCCACTGGCCTCTATCGATGACGGGATTAACGCCGTCCGAAGATCTCTACCTTTATGTGTGTTTCATCCGCGGACTGAGGACGGTGGTATCTCAGCGCTTGAGCAGTATCGCCGCGAGTGGGACGACGAAAAGAAATGCTTCAAGCCATCCGCGGTCCATGACTGGACCTCCCATCCATCGGACGCCTTCCGATACCTTGCGCTATCCTTCCGGCCAGCGCTCCGCCGCGAAATCAAAGTCCCCGCTGCTCAAGGCTGGATAATCCCGCCGCCACGGGATGACTACGGTCGGCGCGGAGGGATCCGGCTATGAGACGGATTACCCGCAATGAGCGCATCCGAGATATCAAGCCCGAGCGCGAGCGCGGCCCGGTGGTATTCAAGCTGCCGCCGCGTGGTGACGCCGAGCACGACCCGATGTTTCCGCGACCCACAGGGGTGATTGGGGCTGTGTGGATCGGCGGCCTCGACCTGTTGCCGGCGTCACCGACACCGGCAACGCCCGAGCCGGTGCAAGAGTTGCAGCAATATTATGAGCAGCTGCCGCCGCCGCCGCCCGAGCAACACAATGATCACGTCATGACGTACTGGATGTGGCGTCTCGACCGCATGGAGGCGAAACGCAATGGCTGACTACGACAGCGACAAGCCGGTCGGGGACGATATCCACTATGACGATGAAGAGTACAACGTCCTGTTGGAGCCGAAGTCGGCCCGAGCGTGGCTGAATTTGCTGCAAGAGAGCGAGGACGCATTCAAGGACTGGAACGACCATTGCGACTTGATCGACCGGCAATACGCCAGTCTGGAGCGGCTGTCGCAGATGAACCGCGACAAAGAGTTTCAGATGTTCTGGGCCAATGCCGAGGTCATCAAGCCGTCAATCTATGCCAAACCACCGCAGCCGGTAGTCGTGCCCAAATTTCAGGATCGACGCCCGGTGTACCAGGCAGCGAGTGAACTTGCGGAACGTTGCACTGTCGTCGCGTTCGACCTCGCAGAGATAGACGAGCTGATGAAACTTGTTCGTGACGACCTCGCCCTTGCCGACCGCGGCGTGGCTTGGTGCCGTTACGAGAGTGGCAAGGGCAACTACTACGGCCACGAGAAGGTGTGCATTGATTTCAAGAACCGCAGAGACTTTCTGCACAGTATCTCTCGCAACTGGAGGGAGGTGACATGGGTTGCGGCGGCAAGTTATCTAACGCGCGGCCAGGCCCGCAAGCGGTTCAGGAGGCATAGCGGTGACGAGTATCAGCAAGCCGAATACCGCGTCGATAAGGACAGCCAGGAGGTTGGCGGCGCTGACAACCGCGAGCGCGCCAAATTCTGGGAGGTCTGGGACAAGGCCAATCAGCGCGTTGTCTGGGTTGCGCACGGCTGCGAAAAGATCCTCGATGAAGACGACCCTCACTTGGATCTCCGAGGCTATTTCCCTTGCCCAAAGCCGGCATATGGAACGGTGCAGCGGGGGTCTTTGGTTCCTGTGCCCGACGTGCTCCAGTACCGTGACCAACTCGAAGAAATAAATCTGCTGACGGGACGCATTCATGCCTTGAGCGATGCGCTCGAGGCGAAGGGCTTCTATCCGGCCGGCGGCAGCGAGATTGCTGACGCAGTGCAGACCGCGATGGCAACGCACACGCCGGGCCGCGTGCTGGTGCCGATCAGCAATTGGGCGGCGTTCGGGGGCAGCAAAGAAGTCATCGTCTGGCTGCCGATCGACATGATCGCGACCACGATCACGGCACTGGTGGCGCTCAGAAAACAAGTCATTGAAGACATTTACCAAATCATGGGTCTGAGCGACATCATGCGCGGTGCGACTGATCCCAATGAAACGCTGGGAGCGCAGCGGCTCAAGAGCCAATACGGCTCGACCCGGATCCGCGACAAGCAGCAGGAGCTGGTGCGGCTGGCGAGGGACTTGGTCGAGATCTCGCTGGAGATCATCAGCGAGAAGTTTGACGAAGAAACTATCATCGAGATGAGCCAGACCCAGCTGCCGACCAAGAAGATGATTGATCAGCAGATCAGGCAGATCACGCAGCAGGCCACCCAGGCGCAGCAGCAGGCGCAGCAGATGCTGTCGACGCCGCAGGCGCAGCAGGCGATGCAGCAGAAGCCGGACCAGATCAAGCAGATGATGGAGCAGTTCCAGCAGATGCAGCAGAAGGCGCAGGATAGCATTCAGGCGCTGCAACAGAAGCCGACGATCGATCAGGTGCTGCACTTTCTCAAGGACAACCGGGCGCGGTCGTTCACGCTCGACATCGAGACTGACAGCACGATCATGGTTGACGAGCAGATGGAGAAGCAGCAGCGCACCGAGTTCGTGCAAGTGCTGGGAACGTTGCTGCCGCAACTATCGCAGATGATCACGGCCGACGCCAAGACTGCGCCGTTCTGCGGCGAGATCCTGAAATTCGCCACCGCGCCGTATCGGGCCGGGCGCAGCCTCGATGCGGCAATCGATGACCTGATTGAGCAGATGAAGATGAAGGGCGACCAGCCGCGAACTGATCCCGAGGCTGAGAAGATCAAAGCGTTGACGCTGATCGAGCAGCAGAAGCTGGAGGCGCAGAAGCAGAAGAACCAGCAGGATGCGGCGTTGAAGCAGGAGGAACTGGCGCAGAAGGACCGTCAGCACGCCACCGAGCAGGAGACACAGAAGCAGATTAAGCTGATCGAGATGCAGAGCAAGACGCGGGACGACGAGCTGCGTGCGCAGACGGTCAATCAGAAGGCGATGGCTGACCGCGAGAAGCATCAGATGGGGATGATCAAGGCGCAGACTGATGTTCAGACGGCGCAGGAGAAGGCGCGGCTGGCGTCGGAGCAGGTGCAAATGCGCCGGCATGACATGGCAGCGAAGGCTGCCGAGCGTCAGGCGATGGCACAGTTTAAAATGCAAACGCCGCCGGGGGCGGGACCATGAGCCATGCCCGACCATGTATGGGGCCAAGGCTTATGGGACCAAGCGCGCTGGGATACGCGCACCGCCGATCATGGCGCGCTTGCACTAACCGGCGGCTCGGCGGCGCTGCGGCTCGGTCGCGGGGTATTCGCGACCAATGGCACGCTGAGATTATCGGGCCATCCTGTTACGTTTCGGCTGTCGCGCAAGTTGGTGGCGCAAAACGGATCTCTGGCGCTGACTGGCGGCGCGGCGGCGTTGCGTCTCGGTCGCCGACTGCCTGCGGTGGCCGAGACGTTGACGCTGTCCGGGCAGGCGGTAACGCTGATCTACTCGCCGGCGGTTGGGATCAATCATTACACGCTAACGGTGGAGCCGGGCGCGCTCACGCTGATCGGCAAGCCAGCCATCCTGGACGTGACGCGTGTCGTTCCGCCCGTCGGTCCGCTGCCACAAGTCTGGCACATGGGACGGCGGCAGCGGTATTTGCTCGGACCTTGGGTTTCCCGATGAACAGGAGGGGCTAGTGGCAGCTTTTACAAAGTACAATTTCTTCGTCGACGAGGTCGCCAAGGCCGGCCATAACATGGCTACCGCGGTGTTCAAGTGCGCGCTGACCAATACCGCGCCGACGCCGCTGACAGATACGGTGTGGAATACGACGGTTTATCCCGCACCAACCGCAGCCAACAACTACACCGCTGGCGGCAACACGCTGTCGACATCCAGCGCCACCACATCGGCTTACGTGTTCAAGGCAGTGATCGCGGACACGGTGTTCACGGCAACGGCAGGCGGCATCGGGCCGTTCCGCTACGCCATCATCTACAACAGCAGCGCCACCAACAAGGTCGTTGGCTACTACGATTACGGCTCGAGCATCACGCTGGCGGATACCGAGACGTTCACAGTCGATTTCGACCCGACTAACGGCATGATCCAGCTCACGATGACGCCGTGAGGCTGCAATGGCGTTCGGTGACCTAGTCCAGAGCAACGGCGGCACCGGAGCAGCATCTTCGTCATTCAGCCCCACGCTAGGCTCCGCCATATCGGCCGGCAATCTCGTCGTCCTGATGGTGACGGCGAATAACGTCCCGAGTGGAGCCAACGCCGGCTGGACCAAATCAACAGGAATGTCGCCTGTCGCCAACGCGCAGGGGCTTCTGTGGTGGTTTATCGGGACTGCTGGGCAAGTCATTCCGAGCGTCACGTTCGCGGGGGCTTCAACCTACGCCTGGCGGGTTGCCGAGTATGCGGGACCGTTCGACGCGTCGCCGTATGGCACGTCTGCAGGTGCAGCGACTAACGGCGTATTTAGCCCGCCAAGCATTTTCACGACGTCCAGCATAACCCCAACTGCCGGTAGTAATTATCTTCTTGTCGGTGGGCTGGGAGCGCAGTACGGCGATAATAAAGGAAACACGGCGGGCATAACGCTCGGCAGTTTCACGAACAGTTTCGTCAACGCTACACAACAATTCCGACAGGCCACCATTGAGGGTCAGCTTGCATGTCAGGTTTCGCGCGTCGTTACATCGGCGAGCGGTTCCTACAGCACGACCGGCACTATTTCAGTTACAGGCAGCAATAGCGGCGATTGTCGTGTTGGCTGTACCATTGCGTTCAAGAGGGGCACGGGCGGCACCAATTACACGATGCCGGCTGTCAATGGCACCCTGACAGCGGGCGGCCAGATAGCGCGGTTGGCGCGCTCGCGCCTGATGACGGCGGTCAACGGCACGCTGACGCTGGCTGGACCAACGGTTAACCTGATCTATTCCGGGGCCGGCCCCAAGAGCATGCCTGCGGGGGTGGGTTTCCAGACGCTGGCGGGGCAGGCAGCGATCCTGCGCCGAACCCGCATCATGCCATCGACGCAGGCGACGCTGACGGCGAGCGGGCAGGCGACGAGCCTGCGCCTTGCGCACAAGACGGCGGGCGGGCAGGGCATTCTGACGCTGGCGGGGCAGGCCAACAGGCTGGCCTATGCGCGAAAGCCGGCTGCCGGCAAGGGTCAGCTGACGCTGGCGGGCCCGGTCGTCAACCTGATCTATTCCGGCGCGGGCGCGAAGGTGTTGCCTGCCGGGTTGGGCTTCCCGGTGCTGTCGGGGCGTACCGCAGTTTTACGGTACAGCCGTGTCATGCCGGCCGCTGTTAGTATGGCGGCGCTGAGCGGGCAATCAGCGTTCTTGACTTATGCGCCGGCTTCGCACCGGGACATCGTAATGTCGGCATCGGCGAGCGTGTTGATGATGGCGGGACGATCTGCGTTTCTCTC